GATTTTAGCTTGACATATTCTAAATTAATACTTATCATAAGTAAATAAAAGGAGACGCAAAATGGAATATTATAAATGTTTGAGATGTGGGCACGAATGGTTGCCGAGAAAAAAGAACCCGGCCTGCTGCCCAAAATGCAAAAGCAGGATATGGAATAAACCCAAAGAACTTAAAGTACAAGAGGATAAAAAATGAATATTTATGTGGTAATACAGGATAATGAAGATCCTATAAAAGTTATTGCTGAGACAGAAGATGATGCTATTTTGAAAACTCTGTATTTTAGAGACAAAGAGTCTACTCTGGAATATATTTATTGTAGAATAGTTGGGTATTGGAATAGCTATTTTTACAAAAAAGACCCAAATTTTTACCCCATAGAAGAATTTGAAGAATGTTTTCATTCATATGAAATAGCGCAAAAATTATTGTTACTCAATATGAAAAATATTCCAATGCTGGAAAAATACAAAGAAATAATATTAGATTTCCTATCTGGAGATAAGTCGGAAGAATGGTGGATAAAAAACGATCCATTTCCTTGGGAACTAAAAAAATTTATATGTTCCTTTGATTATCACGGAATGATGGCACATAATATGAAAGATATAAAAGAAATAGCCTAATAATTTATGGTACAAGGAGAAATAGATGGACCCAATTCTTAATCTAATTGCTGATGACCAACAACTTGTAACTTATCGACCAAAATTACGGAAGATTACAGGAGGGGTGACATCCGCAATTCTTTTACAGCAAATTCTGTATTGGTGGAAAAAACAAGGAAGAAAGCCTTTTTTTAAATTTAAAGAGCCTTGTGAACATAAAGCATATAAAAAAGATGATAGTTGGGAAGAAGAACTTGGCTTTGCCCCAAAAGAATTTGATAACGCAATAAAGAAAATAGGATACAAAAAAGGCAAAAATAAAACTTTTAAACAAATGAACAAAGAAGATGCTTTTGTGATTTTTTACACAGATAAAGATAGAATGACATGGTATGAAGTACAAGAACAAAATGTGATAAAGGCTATAAATGGGATTTACTTAGTAAACGAACAAAAGGGAGATAGCTATACCCCTAATGGGGGTATACTAAGTAAACCACCAAAAGGGGGATACCCTTATACAGAGACTACAACAGAGACTACAACAGAGACTACTACCGTAGGGGCCAAATCCGATAATACAGAAAATTTAGGTAAAGATAAAGATTCTGTACCAGATAAAACAGGTAAGAAAGATTCAGTATCAGATAATTTAGGTAAGGGTATAGAGGATACCCCTAATTCGTATACCGTATCCGTAGATGATTCTTTTCTAAGAGAATATGTAGAGAAAAATAAAGAAAAAGATTTTCGTTCCGTTTCGTTGTGTGAAACATTATTAAACAGGGCCGAATCTATGGAATTTCCTGCCCCGGATAATATAGGTAATGTTGATAATTTCAAAGATAAATTATTTCGGTTTCGTAGGAAATATGAAAAAGGGGAAATATCCGGTGCCCTGGAATTATATCAAGCTTTGCCTATCAATAGTTATCATCGCCAGAATATGACAGATTACATTAATCATGAATGGCAGAAATGGGATTTCTCTAATACCAAAAATGAAAATACTGTAAAGGGCCAATTTATCCTGGAATATATTTTGTGGCATCCTGTCTATGCCCATTTTAAATCTGTTAAACAGCAGGGCTTGCTGGCCCAGGATATTGCAAATTATTCAAAAAGGAATCAAAAGCCGAAAAAACAGGAATCACATGACTCTTATTTTGACCCGGAACTCGAAGAAGAATTTAAACAAATGCTAACCTAACGTACTTCAAGTACAATGAACAAGAGGATAGATATGGAAACAACTATTAGTAAAATTTGCCCAGAGTGCAAGCATAAAATTGTAGTATTGTGGGAACAAATACATGGAATTCGTATTGTACATGAATTTAATGGTAAATCTTATTATAATGCAAAATGCCCTAATTGTGGATACGAATGGAAAATTAAAAAATAATCATTGACAATATCAAATGATTATGGTAGTATCAGTTAAACAATAAGAAATGGGATTTTAAATGATTAAAGAATTTACCGTATTTTTAAAAAACCACGATTGTCTATCAAGATACAAAGAAAATATGGAAGCAAGCTTATACGATGTAAATCCAAAATATTATTTTGACACTTTTGATTTCCATAAAACGAAGGAAGGATATGATTTTTGGAATACTTTGAAGCGAAAATGGTTAAAACAGCACGATTTGGGGGATTACGCAGTATAGTTGATACCATTACATTGAAAAGTAACAAACATCGCTAAAACAGCACCAGAATCTCGCAGAACATGAATAAAGAACCAAATAATAAAAGGAGATTTTAAATGAAAATCAGATTTAATGGAAAAAGGCGTAATTATGAATTGGTTGGAGATGATAAACAATTTATTTTAAATGAAATTACAATTCCCAAAACGGGGAAACGAAAAGGGGAAGAAGTGTTTAGCCCATTAGGATATTATTCCAAATTAGAAAATGTTTTAAATAAGATTGTTCATTTGGAAATTATTGATTCAGAGGCAAATAGCTTTCCAGCTCTTTTACGGGCCATTACAGACACGAAAGAATATATTAGTACGTTAGTATCAGAATCTTACGAATATCCAGATTTGGTAGCTTAAAACTAACCGTATGTGCAGATTAGGGAATAACTTTAATCTATATATCTAATCTGCACTTAAAGAACAACAAAAGGAATATTCTAAATGAGCACGAATTACGAAAATGATGATTGGGTAATAAAATTTATTACGTTTGATGGAAAGGATGAGAAATATATTGCCTGGGATGAAACACAGGCCAATGAAATTGGTAGATTTTATAGTAAATTGGAAGCTAAAAAAGCTGTTTTGAAATATGCAAAAACATTAAACAAAAAGGAGCATAACATGGATTTTAAAGTAGGGGATAAAGTCTTTGATGTGACAAGGGGGGCAGGTACGGTTATCGAAACTGCTAAGGAAGGAGAGTTTTCGGTAGAAGTTTATTTGGATACTCATGCTTGTGAAACCTACACAGAAAAGGGATATTGGATGGAATCTGATATAATTCCATCCCTGTACCACAAAGGTACAGAAATTAATATCACCCCGGCAGAACCTAAAAGATACCCTTGGGTGAATATTTATTTTAACGAAAAGAAGGGGGCAGACATAGGCATACCATATCCTACAGAACAAATAGCAAAAGATAGAATATCTGATTATCACACTGGGTTTTATGTAGATACAATTCAACTCAAGCCGAAAGGAAAATGAAATATGAAAAAATTAATCGTAGTAATAATAATTCTGATGACGACAGCATGTTTTGCAGGGCCGAAGGAAGCTATATTTGAATATATTGATATCATAGACATTTCAAATATTGGTGGTAATTCTTCTGAAACAAGTTTTGGGATTTCTACGGTAGACGTTTCCAGGTTAAAAACATTGTTCGACGAATTTATAGAATCTGGTGATACTTACGTCGTAGTAAAATCCTGGGATAAAACCGATGGCAAGGAATATATTGGTTTTATGGATAATAAATCTGGTGAATTATATTTATTGATGGTAGATGGCAGAATAGTGGCTTTTGGAAAAGCAGAATAAAATGGGTATTTTACTTGACATATAACTATAAAGTCTCATATTTATACTATGATTAAAAAGGATTTATTAAATTTGTTGTATGGGTTGGGAATTCAGCCAATAGACGTTATTGATGATTGGATAAAAGTAAGTTGTCCATTGGCTGATACCAACCATATGTCGAAGAAAGACAGTAACCCTTCCGCAGGGTTCAAAGTAAATGATACCGGACAGTCTGTATTTCATTGTTTTGTATGTGGGACAAGAAGTATAGAATCAATCCTTAGTACGTTTAAATGGAAGAAAGGTGTAGATTTATTTAAACAGTATATTACACATGAAGTATCAGACCAGAAGGAAGTCATCACATACAAAGAAAAAGTTTTTGGAAAACAAGAGCCACTTCCGGTCCCAGACGAAGTATTACAATTATTTGAACCAATAGAAAATGCCAAAAATTATATTGAAAGTAGAAGGATTGACTTAAATATTGCCAAAGAACATGGGTTACTTTATTGTAGAAAGTTTCTGACCCATACAAATTCTATTTGGGAAAACGCAGTTCTTGTTCCTATAAGAGATAAGGATTTTAAAACTTACTGGATTCATTATAGGTCGGTAGACGGTAAGAAATTTTGGCATGGAAAGTCAAAGCATTTTGGGGTTGATTTAGAATGGGGGCGCGAAGATTCTTTTTTTGGAATAGAATACCTGGATATAACAAAACCAGTTATTTTAGTTGAAGGGGCATTTGATGTACTTAGGTTAAAAACATTGGGATTGACAAATGTAATAGCAACTCATGGAGGGGTAAGCTACAAATCTAAAAAGTTACAAAGATTAAAAAATTTAGTAGTAATTACTGGGTTTGATTCTGATTCAGCAGGACTTAAATTTCACAGAGCAGTTGAACGGGTTTTTAATAAGCCCATTCAATCGTTAGATTGGTCAATTATAGGATGTAAAGATCCTGGGGAAATTAAATCAAAAGAAGACTTAAAAAAAGTCTTACAAATCAACAAACGGAACTTTAAGTTCCAAGACAAATGGAGAAATAAGATATGAATTTTTTGAAATCAGGTGACGAAGGTAGAAAATTTTTCGAAGAAGAGAAACAACGCCAGAAAGAACAGGCAGAACAAGGTAATGTAAGAGAATGGAGATTTAAATTATCTCCCAGTTCTACCGGTTATGTAGTTTTTCTTGACGATATTGATGCATTTCTGCTGGAACATCAATATTCGAGAAATGTAAACGGCAAAACAAATTATTATAATTATGAAACATGTATTAGAGATATTGAAGGTGAATGCCCTCTTTGTGAAAACGGCAATAATGCTTCCTTAGTATCTGTTGCCAGTATCATTGATTTTACTGAGTATACAAAGAAAGATGGCACAAAAACAGGGCCAAGGAAGAAGATTATTGTTTTAAAGAAAGGCGGTACGGAAAGATTTCTTAGGAAGCAGGAAAAACTTGGTGGACTTAAATATAAGAAATTTGAAATTTTTAGATCCAGTGACCAAAAAGGGGAGGCCACAGGGACGGATGTAGAATTTGAAAAAGATGTTGATGTAGAAGTTCTTAAAAAATTCTGCCCAGAGGGACAAGACGCTAACGAATGGATTAAGCCTTTTGATTATGCAGAATTGTTTAAACCCAAATCAGCCTCGGAAATTAGGAAGCTTATCGGCATTTCTGATCCTATAGGTTCTTCCGAATCTTATTCCGACGAACCCAAAAAAGAATCCTTGGCAGACATGCTCTAATACTTGATATAACTTACGCCGGAACGCTTCTTTATAGCGCATCATTGATCTGAATTAACAGATATCGCCACAAAGACGTTTGTGGAATCGGCTTTTTATTAAAAAGGTTAAAAATGATATTTTCAAATTTTTTATGGGTGCCAAAAAAGGACATTTCGAATATGTCCGGGGTAAAGGCGAAATGTAGGGTTACTTCTAAATATGATAAAGATCCAATTATCACTTGCATTGAAACTGATGATTGGATAGGTCTTCCAAGAAATATTCAGGAAATCCCGGAAGGCACAAAAGATGAAAGAATTTTACCAAAACAGAAAAATTTTGAATTTACAGGCGAACTAAGACAGATTCAAAAAAACATGATAGATGATTGGGATATTCGTAGAACTGCTGGTATAGATGATTGGATTATAAAAGCAGATACTGGTGTTGGAAAAACAATCATTATGATTAAGATTGCATGTGAACTTAAAGTTCCTTTCCTTGTGATCGTACCCCTCGAAAGATTGATGACATATTGGATTGACCAAATTAAAAAATTTACCACTTTAACTGAAGATGATATTGGTATAGTTAGGCAGGATAAATGCGAATACGAAGACAAGACAGGCTGTATTGGCCTTGTTCATTCTTTATGCAAGGACAAATATCCCGAAGAATTTAAAGATCATTTCGGCCTCGTCATTATAGATGAATGTTTACATCCTTCTCATGATATTTTGACCGACAAGGGATGGATTTCTATAAAGGATGTTACGGTTGATCATAAAGTAGCACAGTTTAATGCTGAAACTAAGAAAGTTACTTTTGTAAATCCAGAACGAGTTATTTGTAATGATTATGAAGGAGATTTAGTAAATATAACAGGGAAGTATTATGATCTTTTAGGAACCCCGAATCACGAACAACTTGTTTACGAATATGGTAATAAACCACGTAAAATAACTTTAAGTGAGTTAAATCTTAATACTAGAAGGTTATTTCCTATATCTTGTTATAATGACAGTAAAGGCAAGTTGTCATTTTCTGATAGATTTAAAATAATGTTTCAAGCAGATGGTCATTTTTTATATAAAGCCAAGAATGGAAAAAAGACAGTTAGATTTTCTTTTAGAAAACAAAGAAAGATAGATAGGTGTGAATATATTTTATCTGAATGGGGGAAGGAATATACAAAAACTTATAATCAGAGAGGAGATTGTAATATATGCGTTAAGGTAGGTAAAAATTTTAACTTATCTAAGAGTTTTGAATGGGTTTCTTTTACAAAAGGGGCTAATTATTATGAAGAATTTTTAGATGAATTGTATAGGTGGGATGGTTGGCAAGCTAAAAAGCAAATGAAAACAACAAAGGCAAGATTTTATGAAAATTGTAATTATCCCAATGTAACAATTGTTCAAACTATAGCTTTTTTAGCAGGTAAAAATAGTAATTATTCCAAAATACCTAAAATAAAACCGGAAAACTCCGCCCCCCATAGAATTAAATGGGCTGATTCTGTAACTAAATGTGCAGATAATAGAGGACTTGAAAAGAAGTATGTGCCCTACGAGGGTAAAGTTTATTGTGTTACTGTACCAGATGGTAATATAGTTGTAAGACGCAATAATAAAATATTTATTACTGGAAATTGTCACTCCACGGGAGCAAAAGAGTTTTCAAAAGTTCTTTCATTGTTCAAAGCAAAGCATAGATGCGGGGCATCGGCAACATTGGAACGGCAAGATGGTATGCAAGATGTTTATTTTCATCATCTTGGCAAACATATAATATCATCAGAAAAGAAAACCCAACCAAAACCAGATGTATTTTATTTCGAATATAAAGAAACTTCTGGTAAATTTCCTATTTGGATTGACCAGTACGACGTAATTAAAAGACGCGCTTTTCTGTTGTCTATGTTAGCAAATAATTCAGACAGGAATAATATCATAACTTATTTTGCAGATATTTTAATCAATAAGGGTATCCAAACTCTTGTAATTGGTGACAGAATTTCCCAGTTAGAAGAAATTCAACAAATGCTCATAGAAAAAGGCCATGATGATACCGGCCTATACATAGGTAAAACACCAGACAAGGAAAAGAAACGGATTGAGAAAGAGGCAAGCTGCATTTTGGCAACAAAGAAAATGCTTGAAATCGGCATAGACATAGATACATTAAGGGGTGTAATTTTCGCCACCCCAAGTTCTAATGTGACACAAATGGTAGGCCGGGCAAGAAGGATAAACCCAATTATGCCAGATCCAGTTGTAATTGACATCATTGACACCCATTATGCAGAAGCCCGGAGATGGAAAGCATCAAGAAGCAAATGGTATCAAAAAGAAGGGTTTAACACTGCCTATATTGCGAGGTAGGAATGGTAGGGAAAAAAGAAAAACGAAGACAAAGAGCAAAATACAGGGAAATAAATAAGGAACGAAAAGAATATTTTCGACAATATTATAGTGGAGAAAGGTACGAAAAACAAAAAAAAGATATGCGCCGAAGAATGATAATGGCGCAAGAAGCAGGACGAACAAAGAAACATAGAATGGATCGAGAAGCAAGAATAAAGAAGCCACTCATAGATGGCACGAGAATGATAATTGTCGAAGGCCAGAGGTTATATAAGGCAAAATGGGCATTGCAGAATTTAATTAGTAACTTAAAATACACAACTATCTGTCAATATATGGATAGAGGAATTATACCTAAACCAATTTTAATAAGAAAGACAAAAACAGGCAGGAACAGATATTATTTATCTCACAGACAGATTAAAATGATAAACAATTTGTGGCATAGTGGAAAAAAAAGAAAAAGAAAGCCATTGAAGGAGAGAAGTGAATATTTATGGAATAACTGGCAGGAAGGGGGCCTGGGTCTTTGAATGCAAGGCGCACACATCAGTAATACTTAAAGATAATATGACAAAAGAGGAAACAACAGTGAAAGATAAAGATGAATATTTGCCAACCGCAATGAACGAAGGAAATCCTGCCTATCTAAACATCACAGCCGGAATGACAAAGGGGCTCCCCAATTATTCCTCGGCCAAAATTTCTATATCAATCACCTACCCTTGTATTCCAGAAGAAATCAATGAATCCTACGAAAAATTAAAAAATTGGCTTGACAAACGCCTTATTGCCGAAATCGCGGAATTGGAAGGATAGGTATGGCAACAATAGAAGAAATAATGAAATCTAAAAAAGATTATGCTTTTTATAAGAAATCTGATTACGGCAAAGATTTCCCGAGACTTTACACAGGAATTTTTGCTTTAGACTATTGTACAGGGGGTATTCCAGTAGGAGTTACTACTGCTTTTTGGGGGCCTCCAGGGAGTTCTAAAACGAGTTCGGCGACAAAGTTACTTGGATTAGCGCAGAATACTTGTTGGAATTGTTTTGAATTTCTTTGGGATTGTAAATGCAATAATCAGATTAAGAAAAAATCTGTAATGGTTACAAATGAGGGATTTGATCTCGAAAGGGCGCATCAACTTGGGTGTAATATAGACGAACTAATTGTGGCAGAACCATCCACAGGGGAAGAGTGTGTTGATATTATATATGAATGTCTTAACGCGGATGATTGTGGCATCGTTCTTCTTGATAGTTTTTCCAGGGTAATACCAGAAGCAGAAATTTACGATCCTGCCTTGACAAATCATATGGGCAAAAGAGCGCAGCTTCACACTAGACTTATGAATAAGGTAAAGTCCACTCTACTTATCAACAAAAAGAAAAAGGTTAATACATGTTTTGTCGCAATTAATCAAGCCAGAGCAAGTTTGAAAGGGGGTTACGGCCCCACCGAAGAAATGCAGGGATGTTATGCGTCTAAACATGATTGGCATTTGTCATGTAGGCTTGGAGGTTTATCTGTAAAAGGTGATATGATTGATCCGGTTACAGAATTACCTATTTATAGCAGACATTCCTTGAGCCTTGTTTCTCCAGGTATTAAACGTAAAATTTTTACTTTGGCAGGTAAAGGCGAATTTTTGTTAGCTTTGGAAGATACAAAGGACTATAAAATAGGAGATTCTTGTGATCATAAAACAGTAATTGAACATGCTGTAAGGTTGGATCTTTTAGATAAAAAAGGCTGGAAAATATTTGATTATGAATATGGTAAGAAAGAAGATATGCTGGCAATGTGGAAAGGAGACCCACAACATTATTTAACATTAAAACGCAGAATAATTGAATATGCAGCAGAAAACAAGAGGGGACTAATAAATGGCGAAGTTGAAACCGGGCAGGAAGCCGAAACAGATTAAAAAAGAGCTTATTTGTTGGTGTGGTAAAAAATTTTCAGTAACAAAAAAAGATTTTTTGAATGTATTAGATGATTTTGAATTATTTTGTTCGTATGAATGTCTTTTAGAATATATAGACCAATGCGAAAAAATTCCACCTACAATACAGAAGAATTCTCCAAAAGTTGGCCTTGATTTTGAACAATACGATGTAGTTACAAAAGCTTTTTACAGATCCCTATACGAAGTTTGGCTGGCAAGATGTTTAAAAAAGCATGATGTGAACTTCAAGTACGAACCACATTCTTTTTTTATTAATGGCAAATATTATACGCCAGATTTTTATATACCAGATAAAGAAATTTACATAGAATGTAAAGGATTATGGTACAGTGGCAGCAAAACGAAAGTGCAGAAATTGTCAGAGAAGGCCAATGTAATTCTTTTGCCTTCCTATTTTCAGAAATGTTTGCAAAAGTTCAGACGACAGGATGATAGAATTAAATGATTGAAATTATAAAAGAACAAATAGAAATGCCAAAACTATCTGAAATGAAATTCCAAAAAAAGTGTGATAGATTGACTGATAAATGGTATGTGGGGGATATTGAATCTGGAGAAACTGTTTACATTTCTAATTTTGAAAATGCTTCTTTGGCTTGTCATAATTTGAATAAAAAACATTATGGGGTTTCTGAATGAAATTTATAGGAACAAGTACAAGAACAGAAACAACATGTGACGGGGTACATGACCCAAAAATATTATCACATCAACTATTAAATACAAAAAAATCTCCCAGATTTAAAAAATATAATCAAGTCCGAATATCTGAAATTGGCACATTCTGTCCCCGCGAGTATGCGCTGGGCTATTTGACACAAGCCCAACAGAAATCATTTGTAGATTTTGGCCTTCAAACCCAATTTGACATAGGAACTGCCCTTCATTGGTATTATCAGAATAAATCAAAAGTATTTAATATTTATGGGTTTTTCAAATGTAAATCGTGTAATAAACCAAGAATGACAAAATATGGAACAAGATACTTCGGTCAAAAACCTACTACAAATTGTTTGAATTGCGGGGCTCTTCCTGGTGCTACTGAATATGATGAATTATATTTTCGTTTAGAAAGCCCTTATAGGGTAGTAGGGAAGATAGACGGTGTTATTAAAAAGGATGGCATCTATAGACTATTGGATTTCAAGAGTTACTTTGAAAAGCCAAAAGCTGGGTTCCCTAATGCTAAAGATGTGGCGCAACTTTCGGCTTATTCTTTTTTTTATAATTACATACCAGAGGAAGAAAAGTTCCCAGTACCAATTGATACTTCAACTTCCTATTTACATTACATTTCAAAAAAATTCAGCTATTCAGAATCAATTCTAACCTATAAAGTGCAGCCATCTGAAAAACTTATTGAAGTTATGAAAGAAAGGGTTCGTTCGTTTACTGTTGCGGCAGAAGGGGGGCCGTTGCCGGAACCTTTTGAACAATGTATTAGAAATGAGTTTAAAGCGGGCAGAGCCAAAGAATGCTACATGAAGGATTTGTGCAAGCAGAAATACCAAGAAAGTCATTGACAAATAATTTGTATTATGGTAAAAGTAATTTAGGCTTAAACATAAAAAGGATAAAAAATTAATGAAAGATTTACAAGTATTTGAAAATTCGGAATTCGGCAGCTTGACAGTGATTGAAAAAGACGGGGAACCTTGGTTTATTGCTAAGGAAATTGCTGCTATTTTGGAATACAATCAAACAAGTGATTTAACGAAACGTCTCGATGAAGATGATAAAGCTAATCAGCCGTTAAGGCTGATCAGGTCGGAGCAAGCAAGGAATCAGAATATTATAAATGAATCCGGGTTTTACGCTGCGGTTCTCGGTAGTAAAAAACCAGAAGCTAAAAAGTTTAAAAAGTGGGTTACTTCAGAAGTGTTGCCTACAATTAGAAAAACAGGAGGATATCTGTCCCCTGAAATAGATTGGACAGACCTGGACAAGATTCAACAAATTCTTGATGTAGCAAAAGAAGAGCGCAAAAAAAGGCTTGACGCCGAAACAAAATTAATAGAAAACAAACCTAAAGTAGAATATTATGAAAAGGTGTTAGATACTGATACCGCTTATACAGTGACACAACTTGCAAAAGAAAATGGAATGACGGCGCGGCAGTTGAATCTTGTTTTAAATGAATGTGGGGTACAGTTTAAACAATCTGGGCAATGGATGCTTTATAAAAAGTATCAAGATAAAGGGCTGGTTAAAACACGAACTTATGTTGTAAATAGATCCGAAGGTGACGCTGAAACAAAACATTCTACGACGTGGACTGAAAAAGGTAGGGAATTCGTTAGAAATCTTCTTGAAACTATTTAGTTATTTCGGAAGGACACTATAAAATTATAGTGTCCTTTTACCTCTACAAGGATGGACGATGCTACAAACATTAATAAATTCAAATATACCATTAATTTTTGTTGAAACAGATGAACCCGAAAGATTTAAAATGCCGGACACAGACAAAGATTTAATTGGTATATGGAAGCCGACAATTGGGATTCAATATAGAATTGGCAATACATTTGAAAAGATAATGTCAACCAATTCTATAGAATCCGCAATGGAATATCTGGCAAGAACAAACAAGAAATGGCTCATGATATTTCATGGAGAACCAGATTATGAAAAATTAATAGAATTGCCTGACTATCATACCGTAATATTTTTGCACTCCGAGTTCAAAGAATATGTAGGTGCAGTACGAATATCACTCCCATTACCAGATAAAGAAGAATATTTTAATGCTTTTCAGAAAATAATTAAACCCAAACAAAACAAAAAGTTATTAGAAGATTTTGCTAAAAAAGCGCAAGGCATGAAATTAAGGGATGCTTCTAATTGTTTCAGATATTCCTATCATACAAACACAGACTTTTTGAAGAATAAATATTTATTTACCCATTCGAGTTTCTTAGACATAGTAAATACAAAAAATACATTCAAAGATTTAGGGGGCTTTGAAGATTTCAAAGAATGGTTTAACGAAAGAAAATTCTGGTACAAACAGGACACACCAAGACAAAAAGGTGTGATTCTGGCAGGGCCAAGCGGTGTCGGTAAAAGTTTATGTGCTTCTTGTTTGGGCAATGAAGCCGAACTTCCACTATACAAGTTTGATTTTACAAAAGTGTATGACCAATATGTTGGGAATTCAGAAGAAAAAATTCGGAAAGCCTTAAAAGCAATAGAAAACACTGCACCATCTTGTATTTGGATTGAGGAAATTGGCCGATTATTTTCAAACGATAACATACAATCAAACATAGCACATCATCAGGTCTTAGCCATTCTTTTGGAATGGATGCAGGAACACGACAAAGACATATTTATTGTTGCAACGGCTAATGATACAAGTAATATTCCAAAAGAATTAATTCGTCAAGGTAGATTCAATGGAATATATGATGCCGAATACCCAGACAAAGAAGCCAGAAAAAAAATATTCGAAATTTACTTAAATAAATATAATTTCAAAGAATATGATCTTGACAAACTATCTGAAAAAGAATTAGTCGGTGCTGAAATAATGGCTTTTGTAGAAGAAATGGCAATTAAAAAACAAAAGGAGATTAAAAATGGTTCATAGAATATTTTTCCATGAAGGAGATTTAGATGGATGGGCAAGTGCTGCTATATATGCACTAAGAAAACAAAAATACACATTACATCCCGTGGATTATGGCAAAAAATTTCCTTGGGAAGTGGTCGAAGATGACGATATAGTGGTTATATTAGATTTCTGTCCCGATGATCCAGAGATGATCCAACGTACAATGGAAAGGGTGCCGGTATTTTATTGGGTAGACCATCATAAATCCAGCCGAAAAATGTATAAGGAAAATAACTTCCATAAAATTCACACTCCTCCAGGACAATTTATTACAGATTCTGATGAAGAACAATTTGCGGCTTGTGAATTAACCTATATGTTTGTTCACGAATGTGAATATAAGGATGTGCCGTATTATGTTAGACTTTTGGGCAGGTGGGATGTTGGTGATTATTCTGATAGGCAAACAGAACCTTTTCAATATGCCATGAATGCTTATTTGCCAAATCCTATAGATAACCTTCAGCAGTGGAAAAAACTTATACGGCCTTCCACTTCTGATCATAAATTGTTCCAGAAACTAATAGAATCTGGAAAATACATTAAATTGTATCAAGAAAAAAGGGATGAAAAAGAGTGTAAACGTCTTTGTTTTGAAATTGAATTTGAAGGATTCCGGGCGTTGTGTGTTAATCGAATTTTGGTAGGCACATCTTATTTTAAATCTATTTACAATCCAAAATTACACGATCTTCTTATTCAATTCGGATTTCAGGGAGATAATTGGAAGCTTAGTTTTCGTTCAATTAAGGATGAAGTGGATTGTTCTTTGATCGCGGAAAAATACAATGGCGGCGGGCATTTTCATAGTTCAGGCTGCCAGTTATATGATTTACCGAAACAAATTAAAGAAAGGATTTTTTAATTTGGGTGATATTATTTTAAAACATATTCCAGAGAAAGTCATAGAAAGGTTTTTTACTAAGTTTAAAAAATTAGGACCTGACGACTGTTGGGAATGGGAAGGCCAGAAAGATAAAGATGGATATGGAAAATTTTCATATAGAATAAAACCTAATCGCTATTTTGAAAGGGCGCATAGGATTTCTGCTGGGATTTATCATGGGGATGTTGTAGAGGATGCTATAGTTATGCATAAATGTGATAATCCTTCTTGCGTAAATCCTAATCATTTAAAAATAGGGACTCATTTGGAAAACGAGCAAGACAAAGATAGGAAGGGTAGACGCCCTCTGGATCATATTAGAAAATACACTGATGACCAGATTAGGGAAGTTTTTTGTATGGTTAGAGATGGTTATAGGGAATTTCCAAGAAAACCCCGTCCGCTTGCGGCGGGGATGAATTGGCAAAATAAATTTAAAAAATACTTGACAAATTCTAAATATGATAGTATATTGTATATGTAAACAGGAGGTAGACAATGAATACTCAAATAAACATAGCTTTGCCTAAAGAATGGAAAGAAGAGTTAGAGAGACTTGCAAGAGTTTTTTCTGTTGAAGAAGAAAATACACTAACGTATCTTGATTTAATTAGACGGGCAATTAAAGAAAAATATGGATTAGAAGAAATAGAAAAATGAGTGAATATAAGTCAACATCACATTGCAAGTATCTATGCCAATATCACATTATTTTCTGTCCAAAATTTCGATACTCTGTTTTAAAGGGAGATATAGAAACCAGTTTGAAAGAAATATTGATAGGTGTGGCAAATAGGTATGAATACGAAATAATACAGATGGAAGTGATGCCAGACCATATTCATATATTTGTTGGTGCCAAACCAACTGTTACTCCAATGGACATAGTTAGGATTTTCAAAAGTATCACAGCTATTGAATTATTTAAGAGATATCCAAACTTAAAGTCTTTTTATGGTAGATGCGGCTCTCTTTGGTCGGTAGGTAAATTCATATCCACTATTGGCAATGTTTCTGCTGAAACAATCAAGAAATATATTGCAGACCAAAAAGGGAAATAAAAATATGCTAATACAACGAGGATATAAATATAAGATTTTACCAACCAAAGAACAAGAGGAATCTCTGCTTCAATGTGGCGGTAACACCAGATTCTTATGGAATTATGTCCTCAAAACAAATCAAGACTATTATAAAGAAACTGGTAAATTTAAATTTTATCACGAATTAGCCGTTTCGTTACCAAAACTCAAAGAAGAATACCCTTTTCTTAAAGAATCGTTTTCACAATCTTTGCAAATGGTATTACGACATTTTGATAAAGCCTTGAAAGACTCTTTTAAAAAAGAAAAAGGATTTCCATCTTTTAAAAAGAAAATGTTGTTGAACGATAGTTTTACATGCCCTCAAAAATGGAGATTAGGTAGGGGGTTTGTCTTTATTCCTAAAATTGGAGAAGTAAAGTGGATAAAACACAGAGCCATGAAAGGCAAACCTAAATCAATCACGATTTCACAAGATGGTGACAAGTGGTATTGTTCCGTTTTATGTGAATATACTATACCAGATAAAGCAAAAGAATGTGATAATATTGTTGGTTGTGACGTTGGTTTAAAAGAGTTTGCAATATTGTCTGATGGAACTGTCATAAGCAACCCCAGACATACTAAAAAATATGAAAATAAGTTGGCAAAAGAACAAAGGAAACTTAGCAAGAAACAAAAGGGGAGTAAAAACAGGTTTAAACAAAGGCTTAAAGTTAGAAAGATTCACAACAAAATAAGAGATACACGTAAGGATTTTCTGCACAAAACCTCTAATTCGATAGCCAAGAATTATGATGGGATTTTTGTAGAAGATTTAAACATCAAAGGGATGATGAAAAATCATTGTTTAGCTAAGTCAATCGGCGATGTTTCATGGTCGGAGTTCAATAGACAACTTGAATACAAATGCAAATGGAGTTTTAAGTATTACCTTAAGATTGACAGATTTTTTCCATCAAGCAAAACATGCTCAAACTGCGGATATGTTCAAGAAATGCCTTTAAGTAAAAGAATTTTTGATTGTCTAAATTGCGGCATCTCTATAGATAGAGATTTAAATGCATCTCTAAATATTAGAAATATAGGAATAAATACGCTGGGGCACAGCGGAATTAACGCTTGTGGAGATAGTTCGTTAGAGCTGTCGTTGAAACAAGAAAAAGAATGCTTAGAAAACTAAGCAGAAGCCACGGGGCTTGCCCCGTGGAGTGTCACTTTACTAAAGATATTCAAATTAAATTAAATATGAGTAGAGGATCTATTCATAATATTTATGCTTCGCGTAAAGATGTGTATTATCATCATAAGATAGCAAGGAATATTTTTCTATCGTTTCCGGGAGATGAACAGAAATTAATTGATAGTAATATAGAAAATAAGGGAGAAAGAAGCACTTCTGCCAAACTTACAAATAAAGATGTATTTGAAATCAGGGCAAAACATATTTTTGGATATAGTCCTAAATATATTTCTGAAAAGTATTCTGTAAGCAATGGGACTATTGGAGACATTTGTAGAAGAGGTTCTTGGAAACATTTAAATGATCCTGATTGTATCAGGCAAGCAGTATGTCCTACATATTTGATTTCGGCGGGATGTTCTAAAAAATGTTCTGGATATCTATATTAATTAAAAAGGGGGAAGATGAACGAAGTAGAAGTATTTCAGCCAGAAGATAGATCAGAAGTAGTATTGAATACTTTAGCTGAATTATCAAAAAGAATGGTTAACGACTTCTGTGAAATAGCAGAACTTCTCCACGAGGCATGGGAATATCAATATCATAAAACAAGGGGGTACGATAGTTTTCAAGATTACACCGAGCACGAGTTGGACATACGCGGAAGAAAGGGTTTCTTTCTTGTACAAATTGCTAAAACAGTAAAGAAACTAAATATTCCCTGGGATGATATAAAAGGTGTTGGTTGGAGAAAAACGGCAGTTATAGCACCTGTGCTGAATTCGGAGAACAAAGAAAAATGGATTGAAGAAGCAAAAAATACCCCCTTGGCCTATTTATCGGAAAAAGTAAAAGCCGAAAAACAAGGCAAAGAACCATCAGACACGCCGCCTATCCGTCTGACTATTCAGATAGATGAAGATGAAAACACTATCATTCAATCAGCAATAGAATTCGCAAAACGGTACGAAGATGTAAAGAGTAATTCACAGGCGTTGGTGCACATATGTTATCAATATTATTCAAGTAGGGAAGAAAGTTAATACATTATTTTAATTAATTTCGTTAAAAATAAGGAGAACAGGTGACAATAAAACGAGATCATTCAGCAAAAAATGCTATAAAAAATCTTTATCTAAAAAAGTATTCTTTAGATAAGCAATTTCAATTTAAAATACCTCGATTAAAGCTGGACATGGAAGCATATTTGAATATTTTATTGAGGATAGTTGACGAAGCATTCGACGAAGGGGTAGTGGTTAAGTATAAGGGACATGAATTGAAGTGGCCGTCACGCAACGATAAAGAAGAACCATCAGAATAAAGGGGTATTGAATGTATTTTAAAGTAAGTTGGGACGAAGATTTTGATACGTTGATGATGCATCTTTGGGCTAAATATGGGAGGGAAGTTTTTACTGAAAATGGAATAGGAGATCAACTCGATTTAAATAAATTTTCAAAAGCCTTTTTCAATAATGACACCACTACTGCTGATGTAAGTATTGATTCAAATGCTAATGTCAGTGGCAAGACTGTAATTGACTATAATGCCGAATTCCCAAAACCATTACAAAAATATAATTCGCATTATCTTTTTTGGAAACAGTTGAAAAATTCGTATGGGCTGTTAGAAGCAAATGCCATAATTGAAAAACAAATTAATGGTGAAATATATATAAACGATTTTGCCAGCGGATACCTCGCGTATTGTTTCAACTATTCTACCTATGATGTGGCCTTGAATGGTCTTACTATGGCCGCAAATATTAATATTGCTCCTCCTAAGACCTTACATTCTTTCATACGTCAAATGGAACAATTTATAGTATACGCCGCCAATTCTACGGCGGGCGCAACTGGCCTGGC